GTCGAAGCTGCGGCTTGTACCTTCCGTTCGAATAGGAGAGTCGCGCGGTAAACCGCGGGTTCCCTGCAGGAACGGCCGTCTTTTCAGAAAAGACGTGCACACCGTTGGCGTCATCGCCATCGGGCGAGTAGGTATGGGCAACAGGAGGTGCCCCGCGGTCGTTAACGACCAAGTTAGAACGTGCAGACACGTTGTGTCTCCTTCTTTATATGGAGGAACCGGTAATCCGGCGTACGTTAATGAAGGCGGCCCAGTTGAAGCCAAAGAAGCGCAAGCGCTTTCAATGGACGATCTGAGCGTAGAGGATCATGATTAAACCAGAACCCAGGAAGTGGCCAATTAGAGAGAGTTTCTCTCGTATAACCATCATAACCTGTGGTCCCGGACGCATGCGAGTTAGAACTCGCGTACGAATCAATCGCGTTGTACCAATGCTCATACCGAGCACGAGTTTTGACGCGATTTGAGATTGATCCATTTACGAAGGCCAAGCCTGCGGGGGCAGATAGAGCGTTGAGCACTGGTCCTATTGGTAGGAGCCAGTCCACTACGAACGACCAACCCGCTAACTCCCAAGCAAGAGCAAGGGGGTTTGCAAGCCCTAATTGATTTAAGGAGCGAACACCGGCCCAGTTAGGGTCGACTCGCGCCCACAGGGTGCATGCAACACGCGACTCCATAGCATGTGACGAAACTTTCGTCGTAGCGCTAAAGGACGCGTCATTGAAGGTCCAATCTGGATTATCCAGCTTAACCTTTGATGTACCTGTACCTCGTAAAAACAGAGGGGCATCGCCCTTCTGCTTTGCGAGCTCAATTAGTCCATAGATATCTTGGACGAGTGGTTTCCACCCGTAGACATATTCGAGATAACGCTGGAAAGCCCAATCCGAAATCTTCCCGCGAACGTACATTTTACGTAAGCTCGCGATGGATTCACGGAGAAAAAGGCTTCAGAGCTCTATCTGCATGGCACCGACGGAGTGATCCGATCAGTGCTGATGCCGGATTATGGAGCATCCGGATAGTCTGTCCGAGGGACCCAAGATCTTCTCCGAGACCGGCCTTTTGGCCGGCGATCGAGAGAAGGGCCTTTGTCACAGCCTCATTTCTGCGATTGGTCGGTATGAAAGGCACATTAGTGTGCTGAGTAATACCGATGGTGCCATTAATAAAACAATTTGACACCAAACCAATAGGGGTATCCCCCCTATAACCGCCAGCAGAGGTTTTGGCATACACATCGACCCACTGGCCAGCGAAGAATCGCTTGCCAGAGGTGCTTTGTGAGGCACCGGGCTCAATGAACGATTTGCTCCTGCTATACGCAGTCGCTCGTCTAAATCGAGACCCATCAGCGAAAACAATCCAACTACCACCCACTTTCGGGGGGCTATTCACGCATGCTAAGCGGAAGTCATTACGAGTTCCGTTAACAGGTGCTTTGCCCGTCGTCTTGTCGGAAATAGTAGATTGTCCGTACT